TGTCCGCAGAAGTTGTTATTGCATCTAATATTCAAATAAGAGTAGAGAGGCTTCAGGAATTACTCGATCAAGCGGCCGAAGAGACCGAAGGGAAAAAGATGGCGATGAGCTTAGTCGAATCAATTAACACTGCTCAAACAGAATACAACCAATGCGTAAATCGACAAACGAAACTCTTAAACGAACTTAAAGAAAAACGAAGCCAGAGGCTCAGCAAACAGATCAAGGAAAACGCTTCAATTTTAAACCTTGTTGAAATGTGGAGAGATGAAGAATCTAGGCATAAAATGATCAAACTTGCTGAAATAAGAAAAAAGGCGCTAAAAGAAGAAGTGGACAATCTTTCCAGTATGGATGAAATTAAATGTAGGATCATGGGCCTAACGGAAGAGGAGGTATTAAATGGTTAAAATTATTATGCTTTCTACTTGTCGAGAATGCGGAAAAAGCTTTAAGTCAGACAGGAGTCTCCACGCTCACCTAAAAGCTCACAAGCTCAAAATCAAAGAGTATTATTATAAATATTTCCCTAGAAGAGATAGGTACGACAACAAACTAATAAACTTTACAAACAAGGATAATTATTTCGCTTCAGAGTTTAATAATAAAACCAACCTGAAAAAATGGATGGCTCACGTTGCCCCAGAAACCGCTAAAACGTATTTTAAAAACTTCCTCATCAACAGAAAAGAAAAGAAAGATCTAGAATTCGCCCCATGCCAAGTTGAACTGAGGTCCTTAATGAGCCCTTCTGTGACTTATTACCAAAAAGTATTTGGAGACTATAATAAAATATGCGAAGAAGTTGGACTTTCTACAAAATACAAAACTATTTCTAAACCATTGGAATTTTCCCCGGAAAAATATGAAGGAGGGAAAATTTATATAGACACAAGGGAACAGCGTCCTTTGGAAATTGACGACTATCCTACAGAGGTTAAGGGTTTGAAATATGGAGACTATGCCTTCAGCGACAAGGATTTGACTTGTAATTGTTATATAGAAAGAAAATCTATTCAAGATTTAATCGGTACTTTGAGCGGCGGATATGAAAGGTTCTGTGATGAAATAGAAAGAGCTGAAACGGAAAACGCTAATTTGATTGTTCTTGTGGAGAGCGATTATAATGCGAGTTTAATGTTTCACAAGCTTAAAAGAACCTATAAAAACATAAGAACTAACCCGCAACATATTTTTCATAATATAAGAACCGTAATTCAAGAGTACCCCAACATACAGTTTCTCTTTGTCAAAGATAGACAAGAGTCTATAAGAGTGATGAAAAGGATATTTTTTAGTAATTGCGAATATGCAAAAGTAGATCTGCAATACGCATATGACTCGAAACTGTTGTGAATGATTAAATATGTGGTACACTCACGAAAAGTATAACCGAGTCGTAAACGACACTAATCTAGAATTGCTGGATTTAAAAGGAGAGCTCGAATCCAAGCAGGCGAAGATAACGCTAGCAAAATTTCTAAGGGCTAACTTAGGATTTACGGTAGAGTTGATTTCCGGAATAAAACTGGCGCCATATCAAGAAGTTACTCTTAAAGGTTTTTTTAATAGGAATTTTAATATGTGCGTTTGGGGACGCGGATGCGGGAAAACTTTTATCGCGTCTATTTATTGTTTTCTTCAATGCATATTTGAACCGAATACAAAAATCCTTGTAGCTGGTCCAACGTTTCGTACTGCTAGATTTATTTTCCAGAATCTAGAAAAAATAGTGGAGACTAAAGGGGCTGAATTGCTAGCGCAGGCTTTCGGAGCAAAGTCTAAACGTAATGATCAGTTTGAGTGGAGAATTAACGGGGGAAGCGTAACAGCTATACCTTTGAGCGGAGAAAAGATTCGTGGATTTCGAGCAAACATTCTGGTACTTGACGAGTATCTTTTACTTCCCGAAGAAACTATTAAAACAGTCCTTATGCCTTTCTTGGTTGCCCCTCAAGACATGGCGGAAAGAATAAGAGTTAGGGAAATAGAGGACTCGTTGATTAAGGCCGGAAAGATGGGGGAAAAAGATCGTATGGTTTTTGAGAATAAATCAAAAATGATAGCTTTGTCTTCTGCTAGTTATAGCTTCGAAAATTTATATAAAACATATAAAGAGTGGATGGGGAATATTTATTCGGACGACATTCTGGACTCTAAGTATTTCATATCTCAAATGGGCTACGAATCTATTCCCACAGATATGATTGATAAAACGATTATTGAAGAAGCTCAAGCTGGTGGCGCGTCCACTTCTTCTTTTCAGCGGGAATACTGCGCTCAATTTACTGATGGGAGCGACAGTTATTTTAGCGCGAAAAAAATGTACGAATGCACAGTGCCCGACGGAGAAGCTCCGCATTCAAGAATAGCCGGGAGCCCCGACAAGGAGTACATTCTAGCGATTGACCCAAGTTTTAGTAATAGCCCGAGTTCAGATTATTTCGCAATGTCTATACTGGAATTAGATGAAACGTCTTATACATTGGTTCATTCTTATGCAGTGGCGGGAGGAAACCTAAAGGATCATATCAAGTATTTATTTTACGTATACAAGAACTTTAATATTAAACTGATTATAATTGATAACGCCGGGTATCAATTTATTGATGGAGCAAATGAATCGGAGTTATTTAGAGAAGCTAAGTTAAAAATTAAGTTTTTTGATTTTAATACCGAAAAAGAAGGTATTGAATATGAAAAAGAGCTCAGATCGGTTAAAAGGCAATATAGCCCTAAAGACAATGTTGTTTGCTTTAGGCAGATTTTTAGTTCTGACTTCTTAAGAAATGCTAACGAATACTTGCAGTCTTGTATTGATCATAAAAAAATATTTTTTGCCTCAAGGACTTCAGCGTTCGGAAGCTTCTTTTCAAGAGCTACATCATTAAAGATCCCGATCAACCTCACCCCCTTTAACGATATAGGGGAATTAATCGAGACTCAAGACGATCTAATTTACCAAACTAAGAAGCAATGCGCTTTAATCGAGGTAAGGTCGACGGCCAAAGGAACACAAACCTTCGACCTTCCCCAGCATCTTCGTCGAAGTAATTCTGCAAACAGAGCCAGAAGGGATAATTATACGACATTAATGCTAGGCAATTGGGCTGTAAGAGCCTATAATGATCTTAGAAGTATAAAAGTTGAAGAAGCTAACTTCACTTTTGTTCCAAGAATGATTAATTAAGTGTAATTTTAAATTAAATATGGCCGTAACAAGAAAAACTAAGGAAGAAAATTCTCTTAAAGAGCCCTTAATGGCCGGAGAAGGGTTTCAGGAGTCTTTTGCTTCTACTAGGACGCGGCGCAACAAGGCTGGGTCAATAGAAAGAACTGACAGGTATTCGAACATCAACGACGGTATTATCCCTTTTCGTTATTCTCAGGGGGTTTCCAACAATTCTAGTCTCGATATAAGAGACACTGTAGTACTCTGTCAGAAGGCTTATTATAACTTTTCAGTCTTTAGAAACACTATAGATCTCATGACAGAATTCTCTATGAGTAATCTATATCTTACGGGAGGAAGTAAGAAGTCTAAAGATTTTTTTAACGCTTTACTTAAAAAGATAAACATTAATAATTTGCAAAGTAAGTTTTTTCGCGAGTATTACAGATCGGGAAACGTTTTCATTCATAGGTTTGACGCTAATCTTTCGCAAGAAGATGTTACGAAAATGACCCAGACTTTTGGTTTAGCTTCAAATGCTTCCTATTCGTTACCTGCAAGGTATATTATCCTAAACCCTGCCGATATTCAAATTACAGGAAATATCACTTTTACTTCAGGAGAGTTTAGAAAAGTATTAACCGATTACGAATTAGAGAGGTTACGTAATCCTAAAACAGAAGAAGATGTTCAGGTTCTAGAGAATCTCGATCCGGAGACTGTAAAGAAAATTAAAGGAGGAAAGAAAAAACCCGGTCATAGCGCTGTGTCGATTCCTCTTCCTGTTGAAAAAATGACAGCGGTCTTTTATAAAAAACAAGACTATGAGCCTTTTGCTGTACCGATGGGTTATCCTGTTCTGGAAGATATTAACTGGAAGCAGGAGATGAAAAAAATGGACATGGCTCTAACCCGTACGACAAACCAAGCTATCTTGTTGGTAACGATGGGGTCCGAGCCCGAGAAGGGTGGGGTCAACCAAAAGAACCTCCACGCCATGCAAAAGCTTTTTGAGAACGAGTCTGTTGGCAGGGTTTTAATTTCTGACTATACGACTCAAGCTAAATTTGTAATACCTGACATCGCCGGTATTCTTGATCCTAAAAAATATGAAGTCGTGAATCACGATATTCAAATGGGCTTAAACAACATATTGTTGAGCGATGAAAAATTTGCAAACTCAAGTATCAAAGTTCAAGTCTTTATGGAAAGACTTAACGAAGGTAGAAAAGTTTTCATTAACGATTTCTTAATTCCGGAAATTAAAAGGCTATCTAAAGAGATGGGGTTTAAAAATTATCCGACTCCTCATTTTGAAGATTTGGATTTAAGAGACAATTCTGTTTACGCTAGAGTATATAGTAGATTAATCGAACTAGGAGTCTTAACGCCAGAAGAAGGGATACAGGCCATAGAATCCGGCCGCATGCCGACCACAGAAGAATCGTTAGAGTCTCAGGAAAGATTTAAATCCCTTAGAGACGAAGGTTTATACGAGCCGGTTTTAGGTAATAAACAAATCGAAGTCCCAAAAGAAACGCCTAACCAAAATAACAAAAAGACGGTGCCCCAACAAAAGGGAAGGCCGCAGGGAACGGGTAGGCCAAAAGAAACCGATAAGAAGAACCCAGTAGGCTTAAAAGCTTCGGATAAGTTTAGCCTATCAAGAATTCAAGATAATCTAAATCTTGCGGATAAACTAAATCTAGAAGTAGAAGCTTCCTTGAGAGAGCTTCATAACAGAAAAAGATTAAACAAGTCTCAGAAAGAAATTGCTCAACAAATTTCTAATATAGTTATTCATAACGAAGATCCAGAAAACTGGTTAGCTAAAGCCGGAAGATATGCGGCTGAGCCTATCGACAGAAATGAGGAAAGGGTAAAGGAAATTCAATCTATCGCTTACGAGCATCAAGTAGATGATTTTCTTGCTGGTATATTATACTGCAGTAAGTATGACGGGGAATAATGTCAAGAGTTATTTACAATGTAAAGGGGCTTTTTACAGGGCCATCCGGACATAACTTTCTGAGTTATATAGGAGAGAGGCCTCACGACGATTATTCTAATCCGTTACTCACTCATAACTTAATAAAACAAATAGATAGGGTTCAGTCTTTTTCTTATGACATAAACATTCCCCATACCCAAATCAATCAGCTAAATACTAGATCTGTATTAGGTAGACCTATCATTAACCCCCCGCAAGTAGACTTTAGTTTTAAATATTTAGTCGCGGACGTTTCAAACGAATCAAAACTCGGCCTTTATGTAAACTATCCTCAGTATGAACGCGCCGGAGAAGGAAGTTCATCGTACGATCTTAACGGTACGCCTTTTTACTTAAATAACACAGGGCATACTTTACTATCCGGTTTTGTCGACGAGGAAGAGCATCAAGATTATTATTACCAAACAGGAACGTATGATCCGTTTTTCCCCGCTAGAACTTATAGAGATAGGAAAAACTTTTACTTAGCAGTAAGAGGTGACCTTGAGGATATATACACCGGGGAAAGACTAGAGGATTTAAACGCTAAAGATCCCCAAGAGGTAGTAGATCCAAACGCTACTGGCTATAACGTCATTTCTTTTGGTCGCTGTTATATGACTTCATATTCAACCGAAGCTTCTGTCGGAACCTTTCCAACCGTAGATGTTACTTATGTCGGGGAAAATGTAATGTTCGAAACGAGCGGGAGTGGGTTTTTAAGCCCAACGATAGAGCCTAAATACGGAAAACAGTTTGCTGACATGCATTGTGTTATCCCGAAGAGAATAGAGAGAAATCCTATATCTGTAGTAAGACCGGGGGACATTAATTTTTCAGTAGATTCTTTTTCTGGAGTAGGTATAGATTTCAATAATCTTCATTTAGAATCTTATGTTATATCTTTTGATGTTCCACGAGAAAGAGAAAATAACTTAGGGTACAAGTTTCCAATAAGCAGAAAAGTTAATTTTACCGCCCCGGTAACCATAAGCATTAATGGAATAGTGGAAAAAATGAGCTCCGGGTCTCTGATTGATTTAGTTAATTTAAATCAGGATTATAACTTTACAATAACTTTGGACATGCCTCAAAACTGTAAAACTCCTTTAACCGGAGACCCAATTAACGCCGGGGTCACCCCTCTGCAGTTAAGAGAAGAAGAGTTAATAAGGTATTCTTTTAATAGCGCTAAATTAGATCAATTTTCATACGATACTTCAATCGGGGAAAATAAACTTTTCTCAGCAAGCTTTAGCACAGAAATAGATCCGGACGATTTATCCAAAGGTCTTTTTATTAGTGGGTTTTTATCAGATAGAAAACTAGAAGACTTTCAACTTTTAGAAACAACTCCGGAGGCAGAAGTGCATACTGAGGATATCGAAAGACTCCATCTAGAACTAGAGGAATCTAGCGGGTTGCTAGTTTCTAACTACCTACCCCTCTATTAAAAAGTGTATAATATAAAAGGAATAAGGAATGCCAAATAAAAAAATATCACAGCTTTCGGGTATATCTCCGGTACCCACTGGAGCCTTAATGGTTTTAGCTAACTCAGGCGTTAGTAGAAGTGCTACCGTCAAAGACATAGCGGAGGCTGTTCAAGGAGAATCCGTTACTACGTGGAGCGGTCTTTCTGATACTCCAGCTGACATAACTGGTAATATGTTTGTAATGGGGCATTCTGATGCTCATGGCCTCACCTTTTCAAATGATGCTGGAATTCTCACGGGGGGTTATTGGCTGGATAAAAGATATGGAGGTATTGTTAGCGGTGATGTGACAATGGCTGCTGGGGATACGATATATTTAAACGATAATGCTTTTAACAAAAACTATATCAGTCATCATGGTACTGGAGTTGTCACTATTGGTGCCGGAAAGTTTTTACGATTAACTTCTAGAACTGGCGTCGTAGTTTATGGAGACGGGCAAGACAGCGCTATAACTTTAGTAAGATCTGCGAGTGACATAGGCATAGATCAGGGTCATAAAATATCTCTCAAAGGTACCCAGTTGTTACTTTCTGGCGCTGGCAACACTGTCATACAAAGCTCCGAAGACCATACAAAAGGTTTAGATGTAAGCGGAAGATATTATCAAAGCGGTGTTGAGATAAATTTTGGAGATTTCTTTAAATCAGGACAGGGGTTCACGGGACTAGATGATACGCCAAACAGTTACCATCTTCCCGGCGGCGCGCCCGGAGACACTGTTGCAGGAAGTGGGATTGTAGTAAATGCTGCTGGAGATGGTTTGGAGTTTCTAAACACTGGTTTCTATTTCGTTGGTCATTGGCAAACCGGAGGTTTTATTGACACAAACATGACGGGCAATTTCTTGGATATAAATTATGATTCTGGAAAATTTGTTCCTAGGACGGAAACGGGCCTTTTTGTTTCAGGTTCAGGTGTAGCTGGCTATTATACTAAATGGGCAGAAAAACAAATTCTTACTTCGGGAATTTTTTTAGACGATGGAACTCATCTTTATCCTGCTTCGGGGGGCGGCGGATTGGGATCCTCGGCGAACAGATGGAGCGGGATAAACGCAAGAACAATAGATATCTTACAAGGAGGGTACGATCCGGCTACTCAGGTTGGTTTCGGAGCGAATATAACAGCGAAGTCGAGCTACACAGGCTACGTTAGTACTAATATATTTTTAAGAAATAGCAATGATGACAGTCTTAAAATGGGAATCTCTTCGACGGGAAAAATTGACAGCATCTACAATAACTCTGGAGACTCTTATATATATTCGTCGAATACCGGGTACCCTTTTCATATAGGTAACAAAAGTCAGCT